CGGAGATGTTGTTTCGGTTGCAGAATTTAGAAGTCAAAACTTTCCACAACTTTTCTAATACGTCTGGCAGGCAGCCTCTCCTGATTAGAGTATCAAATACAGACCGGAACACAGTCCACTGAGCACTGAGATCTAAAGGCTCTGAGGACCATGGTTTCCGCTGAACAACGTTTGGTAGCATGCGCACAGGATAACCCCTGCATTCGGTCGCGTACCATACACGCAAAAATTCTGTTGCTGATCTGTGTATACCGAACTTGCTATTGTTGCCCTCCGCTCCAACGGTGGCCAAGCACTGCCTGAACAACAAAGCACTGTAATAATTCTCGATGAATATAGCGCTATCATCACCTCTAATCCACCTGGGACACACCACTTTTCTGCAAAACGTAGTTTCGTAAAACTCCTGACCTGCTTGACACATGACAGTGTTCCACCCGTTTCCGATAAGTGTGGTCGACCTGAGCCCGCTCATGACTCCACCAGTCACACGGACCACCTGTTCTCTCAATTCTCCGGTCTCCGGATCGATAGCTCTTGTCTCCAAGGTAGCCTGGTGATAACTGTCGTGGACAGTTTGGGCTATCTGGTCGAACTCAATGAGTCCAGCTCGTGGTACGATCTGTCTCGCCTTCAATGTCACTTCGTCTGAAATACATAAGACTTCATCAGTGCGGGGCTGATGGTCAAATGACTTGTAATCGAAGGGAAGCGAATAGTATTCAGCTGCCTGTGCAAGCATAGTTCTCATGCGTTTATACTGGTCAGCCGGCCGTTCCTCAATGGTGTTACCTTTCCAATCTAAATACCATTGACCGCTCAAGTGGAATAACCAGCTCATCTTCAAATATGACTCGATGTCGCTGGCCACTGCCACTCGAATTTTGCTCAGTTCGTTCTTTTCCAAACTACGATTTATCTGAACAGCAGAATGAAGACACCGATCTATAACATCTTGTAAATCGGCCACATCCGCCAAAAGGTTTTTTCGGATTTTAAACTTACCTTTTGTTCCTTCAAATTCCCAATCCATTTTACCGGTACTAGAACTCCCGCTGGTTTCCCACAGCTCAGGGGACTTGACGTAGTCTCTGAAGCTTATGTAAGCCACCGGTTTA